TGGTACGACTACTGGTGGGGGTGCGATAGGTGATTATGTTGAACTTATTGATATAGCATCTAATCAATATGCAGTAAGCGGTATGGTTACTTGTGCCGCAGGTTCTAATATCGCCACGATGTTTAGTGCTACTGTATCATAACTTAGCTAAAGAAAGGAATATATAAAATGGCTAGTTTTAAAATGACACAAGGAGTATCTCGTGTCCCTGAAGATGTTTTTGTTGAAGATGGCATGACGGTAACTTCGGGTGGTTTAACTGTTACTGCAGGCGGGGTTACCGTCACTGCAGGTACTACCACGTTAGGCGGATCACTTATACGAGATATGGTTACTCTTACTGCAACAGGAGCAATTACGAATGCTAATCATGCAGGACGTATTCTATTGATGGGAGAAGTTGGAGGTGACGCTGCTGCAACTTTTACGCTTCCTGCTGCGACAGGTTCTGGTGCAGAATTTAAATTTGTTGTATCTGTTGTTAATACTTCTAACTATGTAATTCAGGTTACTGGTGATGATACAATTGATGGTTCGGTAGTTGTTACAAATGACTCGACAGCAGGGGGTACGGCCTCTCTTATTTCTTGGCCTACCGTTGCTGCTTCAGATACCATTACACTTAATGCCACGACTACTGGTGGTGTACAAATTGGAGATTATGTACTGCTAACGGATATTGCTACTGACCAATATACGGTTAGTGGACTACTTAATGCTTCGGGTACGGAAGCTACTCCATTTAGTGCTGCAGTTTCGTAGTAACTAAGTATGCATAGATACTTGCTCATCTGTACTTTAATTAACAGGTGAGCAAGTATTTTATGCCTTTAATAAAAGGGGCTAGCACATGGCTGTAAGAATTATAAATGCTGCTTCAGCTTTGTCTAGCACCAACTTAACAACAGTATACACTTGCCCTGCTAATTTTTCGGCTACTATAAAAGAAGTATGGGTTACTAATATTGATGGTTCAAATGCTGCAGATATAACACTTAAATGGACTGATACTTCTGCAAGTGCTACTTTTGATTTAGTTAGTACAGCTAGTGTAGCAGCGGATAGTTATCTTCGTTTAAATGATGCTAATATATTCTTAGAAGCAGGAGATATATTTAAAGCACAAGCATCTGCAGCAAATGACTTAACTGTTTCTCTCTTCATTGAAGAACAAATTAAACCAGCAGGATAATATAAATGCCAGATACTTCAGCAATATCTCCTGTAACAGTTTCTTTAGGTGGGGGTTTAGTTCTTGATAGGGATGATTTTTCCATGCCACCGGGAGCGGCAGTTGAGTTACAAAATTTTGAACCAAGTATTGGGGGTGGATATAGAAGGCTTACTGGTTCTACTAAATTTGATAGTACTCAAGTAGATGGTAGTAATGCAATACTTGGGCTTAAAATTTTTAATAGTGGACTTTTAGCGGCAGCAGGAAATGTATTAAAATTTGGTACTGGTACAGGCTGGGGTTCTTCAATAGCTACACGAACTTCTGCTGGTCGGTATAAGTTTGATGATTTTAATTTTTCTAATACTTTAAAAGTTATTATGGTAGATGATGTTAATAATGCAGCTACTTTCGATGGATCAACATATACTCTTTTAAATGCTACTGGTGCCCCTGCTGATCCTGCCTCTGTACAAATATTTAGAGATCATGCATTTTTTGCAGGAATGTCTTCAACGCCACAGGAACTAGTCTTTTCTGCCCCTTTTAACGAGGCAGATTTTACAGCAGCAAATGGTGCTGGATCAATTAAAGTAGATACCAGTATTGTAGAAATAAAAAGTTTTCGTGATAGTTTATTGATCTTTGGTACAGATAGAATTTATAGATTAACGGGAACAAGTATAGCCGATTGGCAGGTTTCTCCTGTAACTCGTGTACTAGGATGCTCTGATGGTTTTTCGGTCCAAGAAATTGGCGGTGATTTATTATTCCTAACACCAGATGGATTAAGAACTATTGCTGCTACAGAAAGAATTGGTGATATAGAATTAGGTACAGTATCTAAACCTATACAACAGCGAATACAAGATATAGGATTTGATAATCTTTCTTCTGTAATTGTAAGAAATAAAAGCCAGTACAGATTATTTTATCCTGCAACAGGGGGTATAGCAGCAGATAGTAGGGGAATTTTAGCTACACTTAAACGCACTCAGCAAGGTATAGGTTATGAATTTGCTGATCTTAAAGGAATGAAACCTTCTGCTATGGAATCGGGAATTATTGGTAATACTGAATATATTATGGAAGGTGGTTATGATGGCTTTGTTAGACGACAAGAACTTGGAGATACGTTTGACGGAGATAATGTTGTAGCAGTTTATAGATCACCTGATTTATCTCTTGGAGATGCGGGTCTTCGTAAATTAATGCAACGAGTAATTTTAAATTATGAAGTAGAAGGAACGGTATCAGCACAGTTAAGAGTAAGATATGATTCTGATTCTAGGGATGTTCCACAGCCTACTTATTTTGATATTTCTTCTCCCGGCGGCATAGCAATTTTTGGTAGTTCCTCTGCTACATATGGAAATGCTGTATATGATTCAAGTGGAGCACCTCTTTTTAGAAGGGCAATAGAAGGATCAGGCTTTCTTGTTGCAGTAAGAGTTAATCACGACAGTTCAGATAATCCATTTACCTTACATTCATACCAGTTAGAATTTACAGTTGGAGGAAGACGCTAATGGGGGCAACCTATACAAGACAAAGCAGTACAGAGATTGTAACTGGGGAAGTAATTAATGCTGAAGATTTTAATAACGAATTTGCACAGCTTCTTTCTGCATTCACTGCATCTACTGGTCATTCACATGATGGTACTACAGCAGAGGGTGGCAATGTTACCAAACTATTAGGTACTGCAATCACTATTGGTGATGGTACTGCTGGTACTGACATTGCAGTAACCTTTGATGGAGAAACCAGCGATGGTCTGCTTACGTGGATGGAAGATGAAGATCATTTTCTATTTAGTGATGATGTAGTAATAAATAGTTCAAAAAGATTATACTTATACGATGAGGGTGGTGAGTATATTTCTGGTGATGGTACTGATCTTACTCTTACATCTGGTGCAGATATTAATCTTACTGCTACATCAGATGTTAATATCCCTAGTGGAGTAGGTGTAACATTTGGTAATGATGGGGAGAAAATTGAGGGCGATGGAACTGATCTTACAATTTCGGGAAATAATATCAATCTCACTGCTGTTGCCGATGTTAATATTCCTAGTGGCGTGGGGATCACTTTTGCTACAGCGGAGAAAATCGAATCAGATGGAACGGACCTTTCAATCACAGTTGGGAGTGGTGGGGACATTAACATCCCAGCGGATATCGGGGTTACTTTCGGTAATGATGGTGAAAAGATTGAAGGTGATGGTACTGACCTTACAATTTCAGGTAATAATATTAATCTTACTGCTACTGCTGATGTGGTTATTCCCGCTGATGTAGGAATTACCTTTGGTACTGGTGAAAAAATCGAAGGTGATAGTACTGATCTTACAGTAACCTCTGGTGGTGCCATTAACCTAACAGCTACTACGGACATTGTTGTTCCGGCTGATGTTGGCATTACATTTGGTACTGGCGAGAAGATTGAGGGGGATAGTACTGATCTTACAGTTACTTCGGGAGCCGATATTAATCTAACTGCAACATCTGATATAAATATCCCAACGGATGTAGGCATTACGTTTGGTGACGATGGGGAAAAGATTGAAGGTGACGGTACTGATCTTACTATATCTGCTTCTGCTTTAGCTAATATTGATGCTGGTACAGATATTGTACTTGATGCTGGTGGTGGTGATATCTTCTTTAAAGATGATGGAACTACCTTTGGTTCAGCTACAAATACCAGCGGTAATCTGATAATCAAATCAGGTACAACTACTGCACTAACATTCAGCGGTGCCAATGTAACTGCTGCTGGAACAATAGGTTCCGGTGCCATAACATCCACTGGTGTCGTAACTGGCACTGGATTTACCATTGGTTCGGCAGCTATTCTTGAAGCAGAACTAGAGATACTAGACGGTGCTACGGTTACTACTACTGAATTTAACATTATAGACGGCGATACTTCTGCTTCGGCCACTACGGTTGCTGATGCAGATAGGGTTGTATTTAATGACGCAGGTACAATGAAACAAGTGGCTGTTACTGATCTAGCTGCGTACTTTGACGATGAAATTACCGCAATGCCAAATCTAGTAACTACGGCAGCAACTACCGTAGGAGCATTGAATAGTGGCTCTATAACTTCTGGCTTTGGTACTATTGATACTGGGTCATCTACTATCACAACTACGGGAGTTGTTACTGCTGGAGGATTTACGATTGGTTCGGCGGCGATACTAGAAGCGGAACTAGAAATACTTGATGGTGCCAATGTTACAACTTCTGAATTGAATTTACTAGACGGTTCTGCAAAATCTACATCTTCAATTACGCTAGCAGATGCTGATGCTTTTATTGTAATTGATGGAACTACTACAAAGCAAATCCCTGCTTCTGATATTAATACATTTACTGGTGGAAATGCCACTGCTTTAGCAATTGCTTTGGGCTGATATAAAGGAAGGACAACATGGCTAATACATTTAAAGTTGTAACTAAGGCGGGCGTAACATCAGCAGATGTAATATACACTGTTGCTGGTAGCACCACTACAGTTGTACTAGGTTTAATACTGGGTAATACGACTAGTAGCTCCATTAATGCTACGGTTACTCTTGGGACAGATACTAGTAATAGAGCGGGAGCTAATGATGAAGCCAACCAAGCTGTTGAATTACTAACTACTACACCTATTCCCGGCAATAGTTCACTAGAGTTGCTGTCAGGAAATAAGGTAGTTATGGAGACTACAGATACTCTATCTGTCACAGG